TTGCGAAGATTCGCACGGTCACTAAGCGAAGGAGTAAATCGGCGTGACCAGACGCAAAATCGTTTGCCTTCGTCATTCTCGATCTCGGACTCAAACACGATCTGGAATACCTCCTTTACACCGTATTGTGTATCGACCTCCTTGAGAGGTGTAATGTCCACAATCACGGCTTTTACCATTCCGTCGGTTTCTGGGTGAGAGATAAACTCACTGCTTTGTTTGTCTTTAAGGATCATACTTTTGCTTTCTACTTTGTTGTTGTTGTTGTTGTTGTTGTTGTGGGGAGAGTATTATGCGAGTTCCGCATCAAGTGCCTTGAGCACATCTGCTCGGATGATCACACCATTGCCAATAGCCGGTGCGAACTTTTCTACACGGTGCTGCATCATGCAGAGTGCTGGGTAGTCAGCGATCGATGGATGCACACGGTAGTAAACTCCGGTGACCATGCGTTGCTCGAACGTGTAGGAGGTGTGATGGTTGTCAATCCGCTTGATGACCATAGGGTCGTCCTCGCGGGTGCGGATCTTGAAGTATTTGCGCTTTTTCATGTCGTTTTTTAAGTGCCGTTTCTCGGTCACGGAAGGCACAATGAGCTTATTTCTCCCGATCGCAAGAAAAAAATGACATTATGATGCTTTTTTTGCATTCTGTAGCAAAATCAATGGATTCTATGACTATTTCGACGATTTTTCTTGCTCTGGACTCATTTTTCTGGTTTCTCGGTGAAACCTTGCCTAGTGCAAAGTTGCAGATTGATCCCTGCATAGCAAATTTACACATCTTGCCTCGTCACTTGCCACAGGAAAATTCCAGTGGGGATCACAAGTGGCGGGGCTTCTTTTTGACGCAAAAACATGAATCCAGAAATCGACTATTACACCAACGCTCAAGCATGGTCTGCATCTGCTACAGTCAGTCTAACAGACTTGTTCGATGCGATCCGTTCCGATGAGTTCGCACCTCGCATCTTGTCCATCCGTCAGCACCTTGCTGATGGTCTTAAACTGGAGGCTGAGAACCTCAAACGTGCGTTGCCGTGCGTCTCGCTCAGTGGCTTTGTGACCGGCAAGCGTAAGAACGCTGCGGTCGAAGGTCGCTTCACCCACTCGGGCTTGCTACAGATCGATCTGGACGCGAAGGACAACGCTGGCTGGACGATCAGTGACATGAGAGACGTGATGATGAACGATCCGCACTCAGTTGGTGTCTTTACCTCACCATCCGGTAAGGGAGTGAAGGGCATCATCCGCATCAGCACCGACCCGCTTCTTCACAAGGACTCATTCCTCGCTGCTGAGGAGTACTTCGCCAAGCAGTCGCTGACGATCGATCAGAGCTGCAAAGACCCGATCCGCTTGTGCTTCGTCTCGTATGATCCGACCGCATGGCTACGCGATGGTGAGGCAAAGCAGATGCAACCACTCGTCAAGGACGAGCAGTCGATGATCCTGCACGATGGGTCGATCGACATCACTCTCGATGACCTCAAGGACATGATCTCGGTCATCCCTCGGCAGGACTACTCGATCTGGCTAGAGATCTGCTCCGCTGCGTGGAATCATTTCGGTGAGGATGCCACTATGATCCTTGCGAACCATTGGCCCGAGGATCGCCCAGGCGAGTATGCCGAGAAGTTTAGGAACAGGCTCCAGCAGTTTACCATCGGGACTCTCTGGCATCATGCGTCGAACAACGGATGGAAACCATCGAGGACGCTCAAGAAAGCAGCCAGCGAGCAGCGCGAGAACAAGATCACCGCTGCGATCGCAATGCCGATCGATCCGGTCGATGATCCGGCAGAACGCCGTACATTCCCAGCAGAGGACATATTCTACGACACTCCGAGCGGCAAGTACCTCGTCAAGAATAACAACCACTACACGGTATACGGAAAGAGGTCGCCGGTCGTCACCGGACTAACTCGCCACCTTGCACCGCAGTTCGGCAAGCCAGCAGACCTACGCGATGCGGTCACCGAGGCGATCCTCAACCGCGAACTCGATGGATCAGTCGAGTGGTACGGCGCGATGGCCGGTCATGCTCGCGGACTCATGCGTGACCATGATGGTCGCCAGATCCTTGTCACGTCGGAGGCGATGATACCTCAGCCGGTCGCCGGTCAAACGTCCCTCATCGATGACATCATCATCCAAGCGTTCCCAGACCCGCAGGCACTCATCGTGTTCATCTCATGGTTATCAACACGGTATTTAGCAGTGCGAGCACACCAACACGTTCCTGCTCCGATGCTGGTCGTCGCCGGTGAGGTCAACTCGGGCAAGTCGCTCCTCGCTTGGATCGTCGCTCAGATGCTCGGTGGACGTACTGCCAACCCACACGCTGCTTGGGCAGGTGGCATGATGTGGAACGACAACCTTGTCGGTGCTGAGTTGCTCTTGGTCGATGACTGCGTTGGATCGACCGACATCCGCGCTCGACGCAACTTCGGTGCTGCCTTTAAGGAGGCGATGTACCCACACATCATCGAGATGCGTAAACGGAACGTCAGCGCGATCTCATGCCGTCCTGTGTGGTCAGTCATGGTATGCTGCAACGATACGCCAGAGGCAATGCAGATCATCCCACCGGTTGACAACGACCTCAGCGACAAGATCATCATCTTGCATTGTGCGCCGGTAGTCATGCCGATCGACACATCGACATCAGATGGTCGCAGGCAGCTCCAAGATGCCATCAAAGCCGAAATGCCGTTCTTTGCGAACGAGTTAGTCTCATGGCAGATCCCAGACGACCTCAAGGACTCCCGATCCGGTATCAAGGCATGGCGTGACCCAGAACTCACAGAATCGCTCGATGTCCACTCGCCAGCCAACAGGCTCATGGATCTCATGGTCAACGCAAACTGGATGGACTTGCCTCGCGAGTTCTCCGCATTGGAAGTAGAGTCGAGACTGCTTGGCCAAGACTCACCAGTGCGTGACCAGGCTCGTCAGTTGTTCACATGGTCTGGTGCTTGCGGCTCGGCACTTGCCAAGCTCGCGAAGCAACCGAACAGCGGTGTGACAATCTCTGGCATCGATCGCAGTAAGAAGACAAACCGTTACTGGATCAACTTGTTGATCGACTGATCGAAAAAAAATTTTTTTTCGCCTGTGGCAGATATTTTTTTTGATCGACCTCACCTAGTCCTACACTGGGTAGCTTATGTGCTGCTCATGTGCAGGTAGCTATGGGTGGGGTCGAAATTTTTTTTAAAAAATTAGATGCCACTACAGGGGGGGGTAGCCTGGCTTTCGGGGATTTTTTTTATTTTTTTTCTGTCAATGTAATGACGCATTTGACGCATCGCGTGATGCATCGTGAACGTTGACGCATTTCACGCGACGTTCATGCATGATGTATTGATCGATCATCGTGAAAAATCACAAGCGGATTGCATAGGAATTGCACACGGTAGCCGGTAGCCGGTTGCCGGTGTCCGGTAGCCGATGCATCCCACCGCGCAACCTATCCTCGGCAGCTGCTGTATGCATAGGACAGAGGTTGCCGAAAATGGCGTAAAACGCAGGGATTGAGCGGGAACAAAAATAAATGCGGAAAATGCAATTATTTGATTGCATGGGGAGAAATGCGCGCGCATGGTTGCGCCGTTGCCAGCAAACAAGGCAACCTACAAACCATGAAAACAGTAACGACCATCACATTTATCGGAGGGAATACGGAGCGGAAACTCTCATTTTTCCGTCCCTATTCCGCTAAAAAACCAACCTATATCGGAGCCTCTCGCATGGTGGCGAGTAGGCTGAACGCCGAAAATGACTCATGCGGGGAATATCCCATGATCAAATCGTCTGATATTAGTGTCTGCCGGATCGAACATTGTGACTATCAAACACGCTAACCCATCACCCATCAAAAAAATGACCTCGTCACTCATCATTATCGGCGCAACTCTGCTGTTTGGCATGGTTGCAATTTTCGATTTACCAAATGGCAGTCTTTACGCTATGGCAATTTTGCTAATGGCCATAGGGATGTGGACTCTATTTGTGATCGGAGGTGCGCTATGATCACGCCGAAATTCCGCAAACGCGGTGGCTACGTCTTGCATCGGGGCATGGTAAATGGTGAGCCTTATGTCGCAATCGCGACCATGGAGACCGCGAACCGTAAGACGGGGAACATGGTGCAAGTGTGGTTTTTATTGGAAAACCACAACCCCGTTGAAGCGGTAAAACGTGGGATTGACGCATCCACAATCTGCCGTGAATGTCCATTCGCGGCTGGCAATGGTTGCTATGTAAACGTCTGGCAAGCACCCCGCCAGATATGGGCTAAATTTAAACGGGGCGGATATACCGATCTCATCCCTGCGCATTACGCCATGGCATTCGCGGGGCGAAAAATCCGTTTCGGTGCATACGGAAACCCTACGCTTCTTCCGCTTGCAATGGTAAAAGCGATTGCAAGCGTAAGCGCAGGATGGACAGGGTATTTCCACGACTGGAGAAGCAATCCCTTGGCGCACGGCTACTCGGCGTTTTTTATGGCGAGCACGGAAACGGAAAATTCCCTGCGCCTAGCGTCTGCGCTTGGGTTTCGGACGTTCCACGTCTCGCCCGTCAAACCCGAGGCGAGCATGGAATGCCTAAGTGAAACGAAGGGCATGGAGTGTGCGTCATGCAAGCTTTGCGCTGGCCTATCCAAGGCGCGTCAACCTTCGATCTGGATTAATCCGCACGGGAATAAAAAGGCAAGGGCAAGCCGTGTGGCAATGGCATGAATAATCACCTGGTAAACAACGAAACAACGAAACAACGACATGAAAACGATTGAAATCACATATGAATGGGCTACCGCTGGCAACGCGTGGGGCAAGGGATATGGTAAGGCTAAAACGTTAGAAACGGCTTGGAAACGGGCTCGGGCGTGCGCCCACAAGATTGCAAGGCAAAGTGGAGACATCGAAAACACCCCCGAGTGGAGAGTGTACAAGCGCACGATTGTGCGGGAGGTAACCGAGCAAGTGGAGGTAGTCGCATGAATCCACAAATCGAAAAATTGATTGAGGCTCTTGAGTGGGCCGTTGAATGGATCGATGATTGTTCCTCGATGGATCCTGACACAATGGAAGCGGTTCATGCGATCCGCGCTTTGCTAAAGGAGGTGCAACCATGACCACGCCACCGCTATGGATACGCCCCGCTCGGGGTGAGCGGTATCGGATAAGCGACCAGCACGACCGCGCTCAAGATGCCTGGCAACTCATCACGGGCAACACAAGCGCAAGCTATGGTGAGCTTGTCGCGTTGGCGCGCCTTGGGGCGGACGTGCGAGTCAAAGTTGAAAGATGGCATGACGGAGCCAAGCCGTGGTGCGAGATGCGGATGGATGGATACGGCGCGCTCCAGCCCATAGGGTAGGGGCGAGGCTGGCGAGGATAAGAGCAAGGGGGGGGGGCGATGTTGGCAAGATGTTGGCCCAATGTTGGCCCAATGTTGGCCCAATGTTGGCCCGTTCCGCTCCGTCTTGCTCGCCCATACGGACAAGGCGCGGGGATGCTATAAAGTGGGCTGGATTGTGCTGATCCGTGCACGGCAGGGGCGCAAGGCGTGCTCTCTCGCCTCCGGAGGGGGCGGGGGGCAAGTTTCTGAGTTCTATAAATTTACGGGCGGGGAGGGGGGCTTGTTTTCTATGAGAGGTTTTGAGAAGTAGTATATAAAGGAGCTCTCCATGCGATTCCCTGCCGTTCCGGTCCCGCAAAACTGAAGGAGTCACAAACATACCCCCCGCCCTCCACGGACGCATCACATGGCAGTTTTGTGCTAATCCTGCCAAGTGATCCATGCACCCCGCGGTCACCCCGCGGTCACCCCGCGGTCACCCCGCGGTCAAACGATCGTTTAAATCGATCGATCGAACAGGAGCGAATGCGTCAATGACCATGCACATCACCGATCGTTCACGCATGATCCGCCTAGCCACCGGCAGCGGGGCCGTGTTTTATGGGGGGGAAATCGACCCCCTACCCCCCCCCTCCTATAAATTGGCACAATTCTGACGGACTTCTGTTAGATTTCTCATCAAAGCACCCGAACCCCTTGAGGTTCCTTGCTGATCGTGCTTATCTGGTTGGGTGCTGCACATCCACATTGCATCGATCTTGATGAGAGCGTCCGAGGCGACAGGGATTCCTGCGTCCACGATCCACAGGGGACAGGCAAAGGTGAACCCGTCACTGCCGGTGATTCGAGCGGTCATCGCCCAAGTGTTATTCGAGGATGGCATCCACCCAGACGACATCGGGTTGGCGTTTAACAAGAGTTCGAGGTCGATCTACTCTTGGCTTGCAACCATGCGGATCAAGAGTGAGGAGGCACTCGACCTCTACCTGCAACTGAAGTCTGACCCATGATCCAACAATTCATTGATGCAATCAAGACACTTGTTAGCAAAAAGGTACTTCCGTCTGAGATGTCATCGCGTGATTGGCAGGCTGTTGCCCCAGCGATCCGTCAGAAGGCGTTTTTTTCGGCTACTGTTGCGAGTGCTGGGGTTCTTTCTCGATTTCGATCGATGCTTCTTGATTGGCAGTCTGGAGCGGTCGATCAGATAACGAGTCCGACCGGAGTGCAAACGACTGCGTACAAGGTGGGCAACCTTGCGGACTTTCGTGAGAAGAGCAGCCGGTTCTTGGTAAGCGAGGGACTTGCGACGAAGGAGGACTTTGCAGACGACTCGATGACCAACATCGTTGGTGCTTCACGGCTGAAGCTGATCTTCAACACGAACATCGAGCAGGCGCAGACGTTCGCGAACTGGCAGAGGATCGTGAACGACCCAGCACTGCTCAATGCTTTCCCTGCGGCTAGGTTCGTTCGTCGCCCAGGTGCGATCATCAAGCGTCCGAGGCACGTTGCTGCTGAGGGTGAGGTTCGCCGGTTGGACGACTTCAACTTCTGGTTGTTCCAGAATGGTGCTGACATTGGTGGGTTCCAAGTACCGTGGGGGCCGTATGGGTTCAACTCGTACATGGTACAAGAATTCATTTCCCGCCGAGAGGCGATCCGACTTGGGGTGATTGTCGATGGTCAGCGGATCAACCCGCCGAACGTGACGATGTTCGGGGTCAAGCCAGCGCAAGCGATGATGAGCGGGGTCAAGGCAGAGATGAAGGACATACCAGACGACATTGCACTGCAAGCAAGGCAGCGACTCGTTGATCGGTTTGGGCCGATGGTCTTGAAGGCAGACGGTTCGGTGTCGCTTGACTTTTTGCGTAGTAAGATGGGAAGGTAATATATGAGTAAGAGAAAAAAACCAGATGCACAACCGCACGTTATCGAGGTAGAGGCTACCGAGGTTGATGGCAAGAAGCTGACGTGGAAGCGCGGTCAACCACACGTCAAGACCGAGATCAACAGCGCACTTGTCGAGAAGATGGCAGGACTAGGCATCCCACTGCGGATGATGGCAGCCCAGATCGGTATCGACGACAACACGATCGAGCGTCACTACAAGGAAGAGTTCCTGCTTGGTCAGACGAAGGCAACCACCTCGGTCGCCCAACGGCTATACGACATCGCGATGGGAGACGACAAGCGCACGGCATTGCCAGCGTGTATCTTCTGGATGAAGTGTCGCGCTCGTTGGTCTGAGGTTGGCAAGAACCCAGACATCATGGTGAACGTCAATACCTCGTCGATGGAGAACATCCAGATCGAGAACAAGCAGTTGGAAGACTTCAAGAAACGCTGGGATGCAACTACCGAACCCGACTATTGAGCTAGGCCCATTCGCGTTCGGTGTGCTTGGGCTAAAGCCATACGACTGGCAGATGCAGGCGTTCCGACACATCAACGACAATGTGCGGACATCGGTAGTTGCTGCCAACGGATCGGGGAAGACTGCGGCGATCATTGCACCGACTATTCTCTGGTTCTTAGCGAACTACCCGAAAGGACGTGTTGTCATCACGTCTGGGTCATGGCGACAGGTCTTGCTGCAACTTTGGCCTGCGATGGAGTTGTACCGAGGCAACCCGATGTTCGAGGGGTGGATCTGGAACCAAGCCGAGATCAAGACCCCGCAAGGTGGATGGGCGAGTGGGTTCTCGACCGACAACGCAGGACGAGCAGAAGGCTACCATGCGACTGCTGACTCGCCGGTGCTATACGTTCTTGACGAGGCGAAGACGATTCCAGACAGCATCAAGACCGCGGTCGATCGTTGTACCTGTTCGCGCATCCTAGCGACATCGAGTCCAGGTGCGCCGGTTGGTTGGTTCTACAGGTCACAATTCGATGAGGCATCGCACTGGAAGCGGGTCAAAGTTCGGTCTGACCAATGTCCACACATCCCGCAGGAGAAGCGTGA